TAGACTTGACTTTTGCTCGTGCTGTAAATAATGATGTATTTAAAAAAACTGATGCAGCTGCTGTAAAACAATCAGTTAAAAATATACTATTAACAAATACGCTTGAAAAACCTTTTTTACCTGATTTTGGTGGAAATTTAAATGATTTTTTATTTGAATTATCAGAGGATTTTGATGAGGAGGTTATAGAGGATACCGTACAAAATGCAATACAAGTTTTTGAACCGAGGGCAAGAATTATAGATGTAATTGCAACACTCCAACCAGATATAAATGATGTTAAAGTGGAGGTTAAATTTCAGGTTGTTAATACTACAGAAGAGGTTTCATTAACAGTTTCATTGGCGAGGTTACGATAATGCCTAAATCAAGAAACACTTCGGTGCAAACCTATTATAAAACATTTAAAGGTACTTCTCAAGGTAGAAAACCAATTACATCTAGTATGAATAAGGCAAAACGAAGACAATTTAAGGCATATAGAGGTCAAGGAAAGTAAAATGGCAACAACAATTAATTCAACAAGTTTAGATTTTAATAATATAAAAGCTTCACTAAAAACATTTTTAAAACAACAAAGTGAATTTAGTGATTATGATTTTGACGGGTCAGGTCTTGATAATTTACTAGATGTCCTTGCATATAATACACATTTTAATGCATTAACTGCCAACCTTGCATTAAATGAATCCTTTCTAAGTAGCTCTCAACTTCGTTCATCAGTTTTATCACACGCAGAAACACTTGGATATCGACCTCGTTCAATAACATCTGCACAGGCAACTGTTAATATATCAATAACTGTTCCATCTGGCGACCCAGCACCATCAACAGTAACATTACCAATTGGTACAAAATTTACATCTACTGTTGCAGGTGTATCATTTACATTTCAAACAAGAGATGTATTTACTGCAACTGCACAAACATCAGGAACAAGCACTGTTTACAATTTTGTAAAATCAAGTGACCTTTCCACTGCAACAAACACAGCACAGGATACAGTATCAAATTTACCAATATTTGAAGGTACAGAAACAACCAGGAATTTTATTGTTGGTGATACATCTGATAATCAGGTTTATGTAATACCAGATACTTCAGCTGATATTGATACAATTAAGGTAAATGTTTTTGATACTCTTTCAGGTTCGGCATTTAATTCATTTACAGACATTAAAGATGCGATTAGAATATTAAGTACATCAAGATTATTTCGTGTTCAAGAAACACCTAATGGATTCCACGAATTAATATTTGGTACAGATACAGGAATTGTACCAATTTCAGGAAATAGAATAAATGTTAATTATTTAAGAGTAGCAGGTGCAGCTGCAAATGGCGGTAGTACATTTACTCCACAATCACAATTAAGTGTTGGTGGAACTAATCAAACTCTAGTTGTAACAACAGTTGCAAATTCATCTGGTGGTGCTGCAAGGGAATCAATTGCATCAATTAAAACACAGGCACCTTTAATGTTTGCATCACAACAAAGACTTGTAACTGCATCAGATTATAGAACACAAATACTCAATAAATATTCTACAACTGTTCAAGATGTAAATGCCTTTGGTGGTGAAGAGGCAACCCCTGCAAAATATGGTGTTGTATTTGTTGCACTAAAATTCTTTGATGATATAAGTGCATCAACACAGGAAACAATTAAAACAAGCATAACACAAGATTTAACAGATGCGTTATCAATATTATCTGTAAGCACAGAATTTAAAACACCTGTAACAACATTCTTAGAATTAGATACTGTATATAATTTAAATCCAGCATTGACAAGTGAAACAAGTTCATCAATTGAAAACAATATAACAAATACAATTAATACTTTTGCAACCAATAATTTAAAATTATTTAACAAAGTATTTAGAAGGTCAAACCTTTTAACTGAAATTGATGCACTTGATGATGCAATATTAAATAGTAGAATGACAGTTAGATTGCAACAAAGATTCACACCAATTCTGGCAACATCTGCAAATTATACCCTTACATTCCCAGTTGCACTCGCACCAGCAGATGATGTTAATCACATTGTAGGTTCAACTGCATTAACTGTCAATGGTGAAACAGTAACAATTAAAAATAAATTAAATTCAACAACATTACAATTGGTTACCTCAGCAGGTGTGGTGGTATCTGATAATGTTGGAAATTATAATCCTACAACAGGTGTTGTAAGTATTGAAGGATTAAATCCATCTGCATTTAACGGAAGTGAAGTAAAATTGTTTGTGACACCTGCAAATCAAAGTACTGTTAGACCTTTATTAAACTATGTAATTGATGTTGATAGTACCAGGTCAACAGTAACAACAATAATTGATAGAGAAACAACAAGTGTAGTACTGTAATGGCAACTCAGTTACAAGATTTAAATAGAAGGCCTATACCTTTACAAAAGAGTAAAATTAAAGAGATTTTACCTGAATATTTTGTTGCTGAATTTCCTACATTTATAACCTTTTTAGAAAAATATTATGAGTTTCTTGATTCTGATGGCACACATTCTTTTGATACACAAATACAACAACTATTTTCTACAAGAGATATTGACCAAACACCACAAAATTTATTAGACACATTGGGTAAAGAATTTTCTCAAGGTGTATCAACAGTAGGTACATTTAGTGACCCAAGATATTCATTAAGAAGATTTGGTGATTTGTATAGAGCAAAGGGAACACCAGTTGCGGCTGACCAGTTCTTTCGTTCATTTTTTGGTGTTGAACCTACCATAGAATATCCAAAAGAAAATTTATTTACTGTAGGCTCATCTGCAATAGGACCTCAAGATGGTAAAGTAATATTAGACTATGCAAGAAATCAAATATTTTCTATTTTATATAAAGTACCATTATCATTATCAAGTTGGTCAAAATTATATAAAGAATTTGTGCACCCTGCAGGATATTTTTTCAGTGTTGATGTTCAAATAGAGGCAGATGCAGACCTAGCCTTAAGAAGTATGCCGGCTGTCCTTGAGGATTCTGCATCAGGTCTAACATCACTTGTTCAAGAAGGTGTCACTGCATTTAGTCCATCATTTGAACAATTTACAACATTACAAACTGATGAACTTACAGGTGTTGTATTTAGAAATAATCCTGAGGAAACAGTTGAAACATATCAAGACTTGGCCATCGATTCACTTGATGCAATATACGATAACATTAGAAATATACTTACACCTAACTCATTTAAATTTGATGATAGTACAGATTCAACTGCCCCAGACTTCTCACTAACATTTGAAACATTTGACCAAGAAATGTTTGATAGTTATGGAAAAGCATTTTAAAATGATATAAATAAAACAATATAAGAGAGATATTTTATGACAAGACAAGTAATAAGTACAGGTTCAAGTGCAAATGACGGAACAGGAGATACACTTCGTTCCGGTGCTACTAAAATCAATGCAAACTTTTCAGAATTGTATACATTTTTAGGTGGTAATGCTAATACACTAGCAAGTGAAGTTACACTTGAAGATTCTGCAGTTGTCTTTGAAGGTTCTTTAGCAGATTCATTTGAAACAAGACTAACAGCAATTAATCCAACTGCTGACAGACAAATAAAATTGCCAGATGCAGCCGGTATTGCTGTACTTGATACTGCAACACAAACATTAACAAATAAAACACTTACCACACCAGTAATTGCGTCATTACAACAGGCAAGTGGTAGTAATACACTTACAATGCCAGCGGCAACGGATACATTGGTAGGTAAGGCAACAACAGATACTCTTACAAATAAAACACTTACTGCACCAACAGTAACAGGTTTACCAAAAATATCCAAAGGGTTTGCACTTGCTGATTCTGCAGGAGATGAGGTTGTCGTGTTTGATTTAACAACTGCTGGTACTGCAGTTAATGAAGTTAAGATTGCTAACAATGTAACAAACAATCCGCCGATTATATCTGCAACAGGTGGTGATACAAATGTAAGTTTAAATTTAACAGGTAAAGGAACAGGTGCTGTACTACTTGAAAGAACAGCATATAATGCATCAACAATTACAGCCAATGGGGCTGCCTCTGCTGCTCATGCATTTATAATATGTAACAAAGGTTCTGCACTTGCAGTTTCCCTTGCAGATGGGTCAGTTGTAGGAGAATTTAAAATATTCACGAATAAAGGAGCAGGAGTTGCTACAGTTACACCTTCTAATTTTGCAGCTGGTACATCTTTTGCACTAGCACAAAATGAAGGAGCACAATGTGTATGGGACGGTGCAAACTGGTTCCTCGTTGGTAACCAGAGTGTAACAACAGTAGCTTAATAGGAATAAAAAATGGCAGTTATAACAAATGATTTTAAAAGGGTAACATTAAGAAAACTATTTGATGACGCCCAAAGTGTTACAAACAGATATTACATAGGTATTGGTAAAAGTGAACCGTGGAATGATGCGGAAGCAGTGCCAACACCAACTGGTTCAATAAGAGATGATAGACTTGCAAGACAAGGATTGCAGGCTGCTAAAAGTGCATCTAATTTATCATTTGTTTGTTCTCGTTATAACTGGACATCAGGAACAATATATAATGCATTTGATGATAATGATTTAACAATAGGTGATAATCCTTATTATGTAATTACAGAAGACAATAGAGTTTATATCTGTGTGCAAGAAGCGAGAAATTCAAGTGGTGCACAGACAGCATCAACAGTAAAACCAGTTCATGAAGATGCGTTAAAAGCAGTAAAACTTTCCGATGGTTACAAATGGAAATATCTATATACTGTTTTAACAACAGATGCATCTAATTTTTTATCTGCAAATTTTGTACCTGTTCGTCTTGCAGATTCATCTGAAACTGGTGTAGGTGCCTTACAATATGCAGTGCAAAATGCAGCTGTCAGAGGACAAGTATTAGGTGTAAAGGTTACTAATGGTGGTGGCGGATATTCATCTGCACCAACAGTTACAATTGAAGGAGATGGAACCGGTGCAGCTGCAACAGCACATGTTACAGGTGGTGTCGTAACACATATAACCTTGGATTCAAATGCTGATAGTGCCATGGACATGGGTCGAGGATATAATTTTGCAGGTGTTAAATTTTCTGGTGGTTCACCAACAACAACAGCAACTGGAAGAGTTGTTATAGGTGATATATTTGGTGCTGGTTTAGGTGCTGACCCTAGAAATGATTTAAGGTCAAAATCACTTATGTTTAATACAAAACCTGCCGGTATTGAATCAGGTACATTCTTTGTTGGACAAGATTTTAGACAGGTCATACTCATTCAAGACCCTGTTGATTCTGCAGGTTCAGCAATAACTGCATCTGCTGTAGGTGCAAGTAAATTTCTTGTTGCAACTGATGCTGCTCAGGCTGGTGGATTTGCAAATGATACAACAATCACAGGTGGGTCCTCTGGTGCGAAGGCATTATTTGTATCAAATGCTGCCGATAAAGTTTATGTGGTACAAAATGATTCAACAGGATTTGGAACATTTACAACTGGAGAAACAATTTCAGGTACTGCATCAGGTGGTGGTACTCAAAATGCCACACTTGCAAGTGGAAGATTAAATTACCAAACACTATACCAACCAGATGGTAAAATACTTTATATAGATAATAGGGCTGCTGTTATTAGGGATAGTGCTCAAACAGAAGATATAAAAGTTGTAATTACAATATAGGATAAATCATGCCGAATACATTTAACAATACAACATTTTCTACAACTTATTATGATGATTTTAGAGATAGTGATAATTATCATAAGTTATTATTTAATGATGGTAGAACATTACAAGCTCGTGAATTAACACAATCTCAAACTCTTATCAATAAAGACATAAGAAGATTTGCGGACAACATTTACAAAGAAGGTGCTGTTATAAAACCAGGTGGTATTACTGTCAATGATGAGTATGAATTTGTTAAATTAAATACAAGTTCGGGTGCAACTCCAACGGCAAGTTATCTAGGTGCAACACTTACAGGTGCAACTTCGGGTATAGTTGCAAAGGTAATCGAGGTTGTTGCCTCAACATCTTCTGACCCATCTACATTATATGTCGAATATACAGATTTAAATGGTGGTACACAATTAAGATTTACTCCTGGTGAAACACTGACAATTTCAGGTTTAGATGATGTTGTTGTACAAACAACCGATACAACAGCTGACCCTGCAGTTGGGCCTGGCACACAAGCAAATATTGGCGATAGTATATATTATGTAAAAGGACACTTTGTATTTTGTCCTAGGCAATCCTTTGTTGTTGACAAATATAATAATAACGCTGATGATGGTTTAGTACTTAAGGTAATTGAAGATGTTATTACAACTGCCGATGATACAGGTTTATTTGACAATTCAGGCGGTACTCCAAACTTAAGTGCTCCAGGTGCTGACAGATATAGAATTCGTTTGGTACTTGATGTATTATCAAATATGGATTCAGATACAAATTTTATACAAATTGCAAATATATTTGATGGTTCGGTTACAAATATTATAGATGAAAATGATGCGTATAATATTCCTGATGAAATGGTATCACAAAGAATTAAAGAAAATTCAGGCGATTATTTAATTAAACCATATTCACTAAAATTTGAATTAGACTCTGCATCAACATCTACTCAGTTAGATGCTGTGTTAGGTGAGGGTATTGCCGTAATTCAAGGTCATAGAGTTACAAACCAATTTAATCAAACGTTTACAATACCAAGAGCACAGGATACAGAAACAGAAACTAATGAACAAATAGCAACAAGTTTTGGTAATTTTGTTAAAGTGACAACTGGTCAAGGTAGTGATTCAGGTGATATATTAGGTTTACCAAATATTAATGTATTACAACAATTTAATTTATACACAGGTGCTAGTTTAGGTGGTGCTCAGGCAGGTAAGGCAAGAATTAGAGCTGTAACGGAAGATGGTGCAGTAGGATTTAAATTCCACTTGGTTGATATTGACCTAGACCCTGGTGTTAATTTTAGAAATATTAAGAGTATAGGTGATAGTGCGAATGGTAAACATTTTGATATCGTACAAGAAGACAGTAAATCAGTTATACACGAACCAGATAAAAATGATTTACTATTTCCAACACCATATATTAGACCAAATAACTTTGCAGATATATCACTTACAACACAACAATTCTTTACTGGAACAACAAACGGTTCTGGTGCATTAACAATTACTGTTACAGATACATCAAATGAAGTATTTGATAATACTGCAGACCTGCTTGTTGTTCGAACAGCAGGTGGTCCTGATACATCATTTACAATATCATCTGGTGGTACAGGTAGTACAACTATAGCATTTGCTGGATTAGATAATAGTACATCATATGATATATTGGCATATGTTAAAAAGGCAACAAACGTTGCAAGTAGAACAAAGACACTTACAACATCAACTGTAACTGGTGTTTCAAGTTCAACTGATTCAGATGGTAATACAGTATTTTCACTTGGTCAACCAGATATTTACAAATTAGATAGTGTAAGAATTGCAAGTTCAGCCGGTAACGATGTAAAAGGAAGATTTGAATTAGACAATGGACAAAGAGATAACTTCTATGATATCGGTCGACTTGTATTAAAAGGTGGTCAAACTGCGCCATCAACAATATATGCAAAATTCAGACACTTTGAACATGGTGCAACTGGTGAGTTTTTCTCTGCAAAATCATATACCGGTCAAATTGATTATCAAGATGTTTATAGTTACAGAAAAAATGATGCAACTGTTATTAATCTAAATGATGTATTAGATTTCAGGGCTGTTAAAAATACGTCAGGAACATTCTCTGGTGGTGATGCAAGAGTGCATTTCTTACCTCAACCAACAGATACTGTTGAAGCGGATGTTACATATTATCTTCCAAGGAGAGATGTTATTACAGCAAACAAAGACGGTGAGTTTTCATATATTCAAGGTTTAAGTTCGTTTGAACCTCTATTCCCACAAATACAACCTGAATCAATGTTATTATACAATATTGAGTTAAATCCATTTACATTACATGATTCAGATATGAGTGTAATAAGAGAAGAACACAGACGTTATACTATGAGGGATATCGAGCAGATTGATAGAAGGGTTGATAATTTAGAAGAAACTACAGCACTAACATTACTTGAAACAGACTTATCAAACATAAATGTTCTAGACAGTACTGGTGTCGTAAGAGCTAAATCTGGATTCTTTGTTGATAATTTTGAAACTCAACGATTTAGCGATGTTGAAAATACTGGATACAGAGCATCTATTGACCCATTAAATAGTACACTAAGACCAGGTTTTTATTCAAACAATATACGACTAACATACGATTCAGATAATTCATCAAATACAATTAGAGTGGGTAACACAGTTATGTTAAAGCATACTGAACAACCTTTCTTAAAAAATGAAGAAGCAACTGGTACAATAAATGTTAATCCATTTGGAATTTTAGTGTCAGATGGAATGTTAACATTATCACCTGCATCTGCAGATTGGTATGATACAGAAACAAAACAAGTTGTTACAGATGGTGGTACTATTGTTAAAAAGGTTAGAATGAACGCACGTTTTGACTTTGATAGGTTTAGAAGTCCAGGTCAATATTTTGATTGGGCATATAACTGGGGTGGTAAAACATTTACAGTTAATAATAGCACAAATTTAAGACAACTAAAACGTCAAGGTTTAAAAACTGGTGATTTCTTCTTAAAAGGTAAAACAATTACTGAAACAAGAAAAGAAACTGTAAATGAAAGAGAACTAAATCATGAGTATACACCATTTATTAAATCACAACTTGTTTATTTTAAGGCAGAAGGACTAAGACCTAATACACGAGTATTTGCATATTTTGATGATAGAGATGTATCTAGCTGGGTCAGACAACAATCATCTTTTGTTGAACACGGTTCCACAACTACTGATTATGGTAACCAATATAACACAGCATCAGAATATCCATTCTCTGGCGGACCATCAACACTTACAACTGATGCAACAGGTAAAATAATTGGTTCATTCTTTATACCAAATACCGATACAATTAGATTTGAAACTGGTGTTAAAGAATTTAAATTATTGGATATACCAGTTAACAGTGGTCAAGAATTTGTCTTTGGATTTGGTAATTCATTATCCCGTGCTTCTGCTAAATTTACTGCAACTGGAATTATACCAAAAGAACAAGAAAATACAGTCGTATACAAAACAGTTTATGTGGCAGTGTCATCACAGAGTAATAAAAGTAGAGGCCGAGAAGCAAGGTATTATGTTGATACTAAGGGTAATATTAGAAGAACATACAGTAGATATAAAACTTCTGGCCGTAGCGTATTTGCAGCATCGGGTAGAACATTTGGTTCAAGGGCTCAGATAAAAAATTCTAGTGAATTTAAAAACGCTAACATAAAGAATACTAGTGGACGATGATTAAAAAAAGAGTAATAGGAGAGATATAATATGGCAGCAAATGTAGACCCAATTGCCCAATCGTTTTATGTGGATTCACCGCAGGGTATATATGTAAAAAAAATAGGAGTATTCTTTGCATCAAAACCTGGTGGCAGCGATGTACAGTATCCTATAAAAATGCAGATAAGACCTTTAATAAATGGTTATCCATCATCAGAAGCTGTATTACAACAATCTGAGGCCATATTAACACCTTCTGATATTACAACAAGTGCGGATGCATCAGCAAAAACATTCTTTACATTTACTGACCCTATATATCTTGAAGGTGATAGGGACTATGCATTTGTTTTACTTACAAACACAACTGCATATACAGTTTATATTTCAGAAGTTGAGAAGTTTGTTGTTGGTTCAGCATCTCGAAGAGTTGTAAAACAACCAACACTCGGTTCTTTATTTTTATCACAAAACAGTAAAACATGGACAGCAGACCAAACAAAAGATATAACCTTTGAAATAGTAGTTGCTGATTTTCCTGACACTGATGGATTTGCTTTCTTAAAAAATGCAGATGTACCATTCAGATTATTACCTAATGACCCAATCAGAACAGTAACAGGCGATTCAGATGTTATTGTATTTTCACCAAACCATGGACTTGATGTTGGTGATGTAATACAAATTAAAGGTGCCTCTACAAGTGATTCTGCTACTATTGCAGGTTTAACAATTGGTGGTCTTTTTGGTGGTGCCTCAAAACTAACAGGTACACATACAATTACGGCAGTTGATGGTAGAAGCTTTACATTTAAGGCTGATTCAGCTGCAGATAGTGATGATATAGGTGGTGGTAATAAAATATTGGCAACAACAAACATACCTTTTTCATCAGCATGGCCTTCAATTGAGTTATTCTTGCCAGGTGAATCAACATCTACATCTACAGCAAGATTTACAACAGGTAAATCATTTGCTGGTTCAGAAACCTCAATGTCAAAACCTACAACATTTTCACCAGTACTTATTAACGAAACAAATAGATTAGAAGATGTAAAGAGAATTGCAAACAGACCTACCGAGGTTGCAAACTTAACAGATGCTGCTCAAGGCGATAGGTCATTTGATATTAAAGTAGAAATGAGCCCAGGTTCTAACTTTGCCGGCCCTGCTATTGATTTAGATAGAACATCATTAACAACAATTCATAATGTAATTGATAAACAAGATTCAGCAGCAACATCAGGATTTAATGTGCCAATTGTATTTTCACCTGAAACAGCTGCATTTGGTGGCACATCACTTGCAAAACATATAACAAAAGAGGTAACACTTGCTGAACCTGCAACTGGTATTAAGGTTATTATAGCTGCAAATAGACCGTCTGTTTCAAGTTTTGAATTATATTTTAGGACTGCCACATCAGATGTTTTATTAGAAGGTGTGCCTTTTACTCTAAAAACTGAGGACACAAACAATGCACCAAATGATGAATATGGTGTTTATACTGATTACGAATATTTAATTGGTGGACTTGGTGGTCAAATTGCACCATTTACTAAGTTTCAATTAAAAATTGTTATGTTAACAACTAATGAGGCTAAGGTTCCAACATTTAAAAATTTAAGGGTAATTGCACTGGCTGATTAATGAGTGATTATATTAAAGTTGAGGGACATCCTAATCTTGTTCGTGATAAAAATTCAGGCGTGATATTAAATATAAATAAAACTGAATTGGAATCAAACAGAATTAGAAAACAGAAACAAAGAGAAAAAGATAACGAGATTGAACAACTAAAAAATGATGTTAGTGAAATTAAATCTATGTTAAATAAATTAGTAGAGAAACTATAATGGCAAAAGTTACATTCGCATCTTCAAATACACTACTTCAAACAATTAATAAGTTAAACGACTTATCACTTGATGTTGGTGATTTAGCGGCATTATCAACTACTGTTGATTCAGATATTGTTGGTGCAATAAATCATTTAAAATCAAGGGTTGATAGTGTCGGTACACATTTGGATTCTGACGTATTAGATGCAATCAGTGTATTACAACCTGGTGGTGATGGTTCTTTACGATATAACAATTCAACTGGTGTATTAACATTTACAGGGCCAGATTCTGCAACTGGTACAGCGCCAATCGTTGTTTCCTCTGGTGCCATATCAATTACTGATGCATCAACCTCTGCAAAAGGTGCAGCATCATTTAGCAGTTTACATTTTGATGTTTCATCAGGTGCAGTAACCATAAAAACTGGTGGTATTAATGATAGTGCCAAAGTTGCTGATGATGTTATAAGTTCCAGGCATTTCAAAAGTGGTATAAGTTTAATTGTATATGATTCATCAGGTTCTGCAGTAAAGACTATACATAGCCCAGGCGTATAGGAGAATTTTATAATGGCAACTCAACCTCAGCCACTTTTCTACCGTGGTAGTGATGATTTACAAATCATGACTGCAACTGATATTTCAAATATTGTTGCACAGG